TGGGAATATTAATATCGACCGTAATGTTTTGCAAATCATATAAAATAGCTCGCGATTTCACTATATTCCATTCTCGTATGACCCGCGGACAACCATAGGCAAACATGTCCATGTCGTCACTCACACATGCCCAGGCATATCCTTTCTCGACGTAATATGAACAAACGACGTCTGCCTCTTCTGGCGCATCACAATAAAATACTCCGAGTGAGTCCATCAGGAGTTTTACTTTATCGATGTCGTCTTTGGAAACGCGTATGGATCTTTTTTTACACTCCCCCATTTGATATTTTATCAGAGACTTTTCCTGTTCAGACATGATATCTCCGTGTTTATCATATTCTTCTTCTAACTGTAAATATTTGTTCGAGGCCGTTATCTTGCGTCGGCATCTCGCGAGTAACAGTTCTTTTTTCAAATGATTCGGCTTTCCATCGAATACGAATACTAAATGGATGTTGTATTCCATACACTGGGTGATGAATGTAAACATATTGTTGAGTAGGCTACCGTCTTCAATGAACTTGTACATATAAATACTGGTATCGACGACCAATGTTTTCCCCTTCAACTCGTTTATATTTAATTGCCGAATAGATTTGGAAGATGCCTGATGTTTAAAATATTTATTCAACCCTCTGATTCCCATAAATGGCTTTGTTTTTGTTGTACTGTACCGTAATACATTCATCCTCCATTTCAATTTTGCTCATTTATTAACAAGCAATTTCGAAGAGCGACATTCTCAACGTGTTTTTCAAGCCAATATGTTGGGCAAACCCCGCATTCTGCACCATCGCGGTGGTTGAATTCATTCTTGTCGATTTACGGTTATTTATAATCATGGACGTGTATTTTTCTAAATTTGGAATAGTTTTGAGAAATTGCAAAGAGTACCTACCCTTTCCGGGTTGAGTTGAGCAAAAGTCGAAAAACTCGTGGATGTGAACAGATAAAATGCATTTCAAAATGAAATAAGCAAAACTGGGTGTTTTTTCTTTATACAGGTGTCCCCGTTGATCCATCGTATCGTACGTCATTTGATTATGTTTTAAGAGTTTCACGCATTGGAAAATAGAGAATGCCTGTTCGTACTTAAATAGACGAAAAAAATTGGACTTCCATGTACGGGTTTCAGAGGGTCTATTGATAAACACATAAAACAATAGATTCAACACTTCTGCCCACATTTCGCAATAGGTTTCGTAAAGTCTGATGTCTGGCGCATTTGTATGAAACGCGGCATTTACCTTGTTTTCTTCCATTTTTATTTGCGAATCTCCCATAGATATAAAATCCAGTCCTAAGTTATGAAACGATTCATGAATCAACGCTCGAAACCATTCTTCTTCGCGGAAAATATGTACATTGGTTTTTATATCACATGATGTCGTAAATGCGGTATTGACATGTTCTGTGTCTATCACAGTAGAGTGGTGATCCGGCAACGATTTTTTGTTAGGAATAAGATACAAAAAAATATCGACAGTGTTTGAGCATCCGTTTTCGACAAAATCATTCACAAAAAAATACCACGTAGAAATCAATCGAATCATATTTGTGATTTTTCTCTGGGAATAGTGACTCGGAGCGCATATATATACTTTGAACAATCTTCCTGGGCCAGAATTATTATTTCGGGAAGGAAGTTGGATTGAAAATGAAAAGTTGTTCACGCACACTCGATCAATGACCTTTGTGAGTGTTTCGGGAATTATATTAAACTCTCGGGCTTTATTCAAAATCATCTCTTTTTTTAATGTCTTCAAAATCGTTCGTTTTTTCATCTCGTATTCTTTGAAGGAATTTCGTATTCTTTTGCACAACACATTTAACATACCATTCGAAGAATCACTTATTTGTGGCAAGTGTAATTCGGCAAATAAACGTTTGAATTCTGGACTTTTCATCAACTCTGATACAAATAATTCGCTATCGGACGCCATTACTATATATTATATATTCGGATTATATTATATATTCAAATCATTCTGTAGTAGGAGGAGTAGTAGGAGGGCGATATGTACGGATATCATACCGGCATACTGGACAATGTGAATTGGTGCAAAACCATTCTTGTAAATACTTCCATGTAAAAACATGCCGACAAGATCGGATTCTGCACAATTCCTCTCCTTCTTCGAACTCTTCTAAAGTGATAGGACAGGTCCGGTCAGAACTCGTTTCTGACTGATAATGATATATTTCTGTAGCCGATAGTATTTGCCGTATATTGGGAAACAACGATGATGTATCGTTGTTATTGTCGGTCACGAATCGTCCCAAAATAGATGTTGCGGTGGGATAAGAAAAAGTCCGCACATCCAATCCGGTGGTGGTGAAAAAAGGGTTGTGGTTGCTGCGTGTCGTATTATATACGGTAGGATAAAGTATTGTCGATGAACCATGAGATCTTGTCTCATTCACAATGTTTTGCATGAGTTGTTGAGAGATAGTATTCATTTGATACATCACATCGTGATACTCGCGTCCGTGTTTAAACCAATTAGCTGACAGCCTTTCTAAAAGCTGATATCTTCGCAGTTGCAATACATGTTCATATGAAGAAATCCCGTTTGAAATATCGATAGTATTATCCAATGTAGTCTCTTCTAGTGGTGCTTGTTCGTTTTCTTCCTGTCTTTCATGATGTGCTGCTGCTGCTGCTGCTGAAGAAGAATTAGAAATGTCAAACGCCATACTCGTCGCAATATTTAAAGAGAGAGAAGGAGGAGGATGTTGCAGCTGATCCATTAAACCAGGGAATTGATTTCCCAATAGAGTCATGGTTTCTTCTAATATTTGATTTAGTCGTGCATCGTCCATTTTGTATATTGTACGCCAGGTTTCTTTTAATTGTTTATAACCCCAAAATATATAAATTCATGGAAAACGCTCCTAAAGGAATCTCTAATTTGGGAAACACATGCTACTTAAACGCGTGTATCCAAATATTCTCGGAACTGAAACCATTGTCAAACATTATTAAAAGAGAATCCATCATAAACCAAACGAAAATTGAGACATTATTGTGGAAGAACTGGCGGGATATTTTAGGTATCATGCAAACCGGAAATAAAAGTGAGTTGCTTTGTCCAAATGGGTTTATACATGCCATAGAAACGATTTCTAAAAGTAAAAAACAAACTTTCTTTCAAGACTGTAATAATCAAGAAGACATCAGCGAATTCATTTTGTTTTTTATTGAAGGATTACACGAATGTCTCTCGAGAGAAATAACCGTTTCCATTTGTGGCCATTCGGAAAATGAAACAGATAATTTCGCCATCGAAGCGTTTAAGAAAGTAAAGCAGTCCATGGAAAAACAATACTCGGAAATCATGGACCTCTTTTACGGAATTTCTATTTCCAGTATCCGTAACGCGGAAGGCGAGACCCATAGCAGACAGTTTGAAACGTACATGCTTCTCGATCTGCCATTACCTTCGTCGAACGAGCAGACAACTTTGTACGAGTGCATGCAGAATTATATTCGCCCCGAAATATTAGAAGGAGAGAATAAATGGTACAACGAAAAAACGAAAAACTATGAAGTAGTGGAGAAAACACTTTCCTTTTGGTCGTTTCCCAAAATACTTATCGTGTGTTTGAAACGAAATAGTTACGATGGGAATAAAAATTCGAATTTTATCGACTATCCTCTTGAGTTGGATTTGCGCTCTTTCGTCGTAGGGTATAATCCTTCTGATTATCTATATGATTTGGTGGGAATCTGTGCTCATTCTGGAAACGTCAATAACGGACATTACACTGCTTTCGTGAAAAAAAGCACACAATGGTTTTTCTGCAACGACGAATTGATTCAATTGGTAGAGAATGAAAAATATCTCAAAATGAATGAGGCGTACTGTCTTTTTTATGTTAAGAAATAATATTATAATATCCTATAATATTAATATGGAATCTAGCTCAAATAAAAATGTTTCAGACACAGTGGCGAAGGTATTCAATAAAACTATAAAGCCATTTTATCTTTTAGTCGTATTTTTTGTGGTTTATTTAGTCGTTTTTATCGGAGCCGGACGGCAAGAAGGGAACGAGTCATCTCTTCGTATCATGTTTGATTCCATATTTTTATCGATTGTGATTGCGTACCTTGCCTTTTCTTTTTTTTCCATGACTCCAGCGGCTAAACAAAAACTGCTTACCACCGATTATTTGGATTTTTACGACGACGATCTTTCGTTATTTTCGCTGATGTTGTTTGTCATTTGTTTCTACCTTCTTCTTTTTCTGATGCGCATTTCAGTAAAACCTATTTCAGTTGTTTTAATCGAAGGAATCACGTGGGTTTTATTGGCCACGTTAATTATCCACAACTGCCTGAAATATTTCTTTAACGTAAACGTATTGGATTCGATTCGGACTAATACTTTTAGATTGACCGACGCCAGCGGAAACTTGGTGGATGCAAGTGGGAATTTAGTGGATGCCAGCGGGAATATTATAGTCAAAAAAGCCCCGAAAGTTCCAGAAGTATTTAATATTCCAGATAATTTGTACAGGTACGAGGATGCACAAGCGATATGTCAGGTCTATGATTCGCGATTAGCCACTTATGATGAAATAGAACAGTCTTATGAAAATGGGGCGGAATGGTGTAATTACGGTTGGTCAGCAGAGCAAATGGCGTTTTTTCCTACTCAGAAAAAAACCTGGGACGAATTACAAAAAACCGACGCAAACAAGAACCATTGTGGCCGTCCTGGCGTGAATGGAGGGTTTTTTGACAATCCCTACATAAAATTCGGAGTAAATTGTTTTGGTATTAAACCCGACGCAGACAAAGACGATCTAACCCGAATGAACGATCGAAAAGACCGACCTATCCCTAAAACGGAAGACGAGAAAAAGATAGACGAAAAAGTCGAGTTTTGGAAAAACAATAAAGATGTACTGTTAAACGTCAGCTCTTTTAATAGAGATAAATGGTCGCGGTATTAACTTTTTCCGTTTTTTTGCAAGATATATAATTTCATTCTGAACTTTTTATGAAATTATACTTTTTATTTTTTAGAATTATATCCAAAATATTTTCTCCCCCCCCCTCCTTTTTGGAATGTCTTTCGTTTTGACAAACTGATACGTCTGTATATCAAACTGGTAATAGTATCAGATATTTATATTATACTGTAAAATGTAGTACGGGTCAGTAAGGGTGTATTTTGTTTTTGACACATTATTTTGGGCTTAATTCGCATCAAAACACCAACCTAATATAATAATGAATGGTTCATGTAATGTATAAAATATAAGACGGCTCAGTAAGGCGTCCAAATTGGCGCTTTGGTTTTTGTCGTTCGTTTTGCGAAGCTCATTTTCATTTACATAGTACGTTATCATCATCGTGATTTTGTTTGCACATTCCTCTCCCCCCTCCCCCAAAAATAATTGTTTTTTCTTCAAATCCTGTACAATGAATTTCTTTCTGGATTTTTTTGGGAAGTTTCCCAATTTTTATTTTACATTTATATCCAAAATATTTTCTCCCCCCCCCTCCTTTTAAAATGTCTTCCGTTTTGACAGTCAGTTTTGACACAAATTCCTTCCTGAAATAGTCTCAAATTATTTATTATATAGGATAAAACATATTATTGATCAGTAAGGCGTCTGTCGTTTTGACGGTCAGGTTTTACTGTCATTTTGACACGATGTTGTAATGTTACTTAAATAGTGCCAAACTATTTAGTTTGTATGATAAACGTATTACTGACCAGTGTGATCAGTAAGGGTTCTTTCGTGTTTACGGTAGTTTTTACGGTCGTTTTCACACGATGTATGGTACGTTTATCGTGCCAAACTACCTGGCATATGTTATAATTCGTGTTACTGGCAAGTAAGGATTTACTTTCATTTTAACGGCCGTTTTGACAGTTTCTTTGACGTATTTTATAAATGGATATCGCTTCTCACCAAAAGTTTTATCTGCTCGTTTCAGAAGTTTTTCATTTTTTATTTTACAATTATATCCAAAATATTTTCTCCCCCCCCCTCCTTTTTGAAATGTCTTTCGTTTTGACAGATTGAGACACCTGTATATCAAACTGATAATAGTATCAGATATTATTTTCATACTTTAAAACGTGTTACTGGTCAGTAAGGGTGTCTTTGGTTTTGACACATTATTTTATGTTGAAAATCATATCAAAAAACCAACGTGATATGATAATAAATTGCATGCATACATTTACAAAACATAAGACGGCTCAGTAAGGCGTCCAAAATCCGGCTTTGGTTTTTGACGTTCATTTTGATATATCGTGGTTTTGACAGTCATAAATATATTTAAACCAAACTAATATAATGCCAAAATGTTCTTATATTTTATAAACCGTAAAACTACGCAATTACGGCGTCCAAAATAACTAATCTTTAGACTTATTTTTTGACGCTACATTTGACGTTATTTTTGACAATATCTTATCCTCGTACAATATATACAGCTATGAATCATCCTCATTGCAATTCATGTAACATGGACTTCAAAACGAGCAAATATTTGCAAGAGCATTTAAAATGCAAACGGCATATCGATAAAATGAAAGAATCATATATTCCAAGATATGAGTGTAATGTGTGCGGGAAGAAATATGCAATCAGACAAAGTCTGCATGCACATACAAAGTTAAACTCGTGTGCGACTGATTCTGTTAAATCTACAGCCCCAACCACACCATGCACTCAGGAAAATCTCGAATTAAAAATGGACGAGATGAAACAAGCATTCGAAAAAGAACGGCAAGAAATGAAAACCCAAATCGCGATGCTTCTCGATAAACATGCCACAACAACCACCAACCACAATACAAACAATATCGAGACCCAGAATATAAACATAATTAACATCAACGCATTTGGCAACGAAAATACCGATTATCTGGACGACAAAGCGATTCTGGCATGTATCGGTCGTGTCTATAAATCCATTCCGTCTTTATTAGAGAAAATCCATTTCGACCCGCAACATCCCGAAAATCATAACATTAAAATCACCAATAAGAAACTACCTTATGCTTCGGTAATGGGAAACAACCATAAATGGAAAACGGTGGATCGCAAAGACGCGATTGAGACAATGGTACTGAATAGTTACAATATGTTGGATGAGAGATATACAGACAATAAAGATAAATTTTCTACTCAGAAACAAGATAATTTCGAAGGATTCCAATCCAAATTTGAGTCTGACGACAAAGATCTCCTGAAACAAATAAAGACAGAAGTAGATATGATGGTACTTAATGGAGTGTAAATAAGTTCGGTAAAAATATTTTTATCTATAGTGATAATAATATTTATTCGTTCTTGGTACCTGTCTATTTCAATCATATCTTTTGTTTCTCATAATCAGATAAAAAAGGTTTATATGTTTATATTTATTATTTTATTTTTTCTCGACTATTATGATTGAGCACGTTTATAGAACTGCAACAATGTCTGAATTCCATTTTGTGCATTGTATATTTCATTCAGGAACGGATCAAACAGCAGTTTCTTCACTTCCGCGGAACAATGTTTTTCCCGTTTCTTCATGAAAATCTCCAAGTCGGAATGCGAATCTTCAAAGAGTTTGTCCAAGGTTTTATGCAAATCTCCAATATCTTTTTGTTTTTTCCCTTTGTATAGATAGATTTTCTCTACTGCCAATGAAAACAACTGTTGAAGCGGATTCATCAACTGATTTGTAATATAATAATGATAGTCCAATGGCAGTTTATTTTGAAGAATATATTGCGGGGTTTCAATTCTTTCGCCCAATAACTTTTTCCCCCCCTTGTTTTCAACAAACACGTATTTGATTCGGTCACCTGGCTTTGGTTTATTTCCCGGATCGCGTTCGCCAATCCGTTCGGCCAATACTTTATGAGCGATTTGAGCCGGATTTTTATAGTCGCTTCTCAATGATTTCGTGAGTGCCAGTTTTTCCATTGAAACCTTTCCTTCCACCAAAGATTTCAATGACGTATTCAGGAACTCGATTGCTTTTTCTATATTATCCGGTTCTTTCATCAAGATGGTCAGAATACCACCATATACATCTTTCAAATAATCACACGAATCTCTGCGTTTCAATGGCAGTCCCATGAATTTCAGTTTCCCCTTGTTCGGATTGAATTCGTACAATATCCCCACATATCGTTTTTTCGAAAGCAAGATGAAATTCATGAGCGTTTTCTCGTAGGCCAATGCCATAGGCGGTGGTAGAAACAAAGAACATAATCGTGCGGCTTCTTGTGCGATTTCTATCGTAAATTCAAGGGCCCGTTTCCCACGAATCGGCGCGCCCGTGGCTGGGTCTTCCAGATTAAAGGTGAAGAATACGGAATCTGTATCACCATATACATATGCGGATCGTGTTTGAACGGTTTCGCCGCTTTTGCTCGTATATAAACTGTCTCCATACACTTCCTCTACCATTCGTTTGGCATAGATAATCATCATTCGACCAATCGCTGTAATCGAAGCCGCCACGTCTTTTTCGAAAAATGTCGAAACGCTTGATCCCATTTGGCCATACAATGAATTCGCAGTGACTTTATATCCCAGTTGTCGTTTGTCGAGGATATTCGCAATAAACGGATCGGATTCGCTTTCCGCTTTCACCCGTGTTTCTTTTCTTGCTTTCAATAAATGTCCAATGATACAAGGGATAATTCCTTCTTGGTTATTGGGAAATTGGGCCCATCGACAAACTTTCGTTCCGCTTTTCATCTTCTCTTTTTTCCCTTCTTTGCCGGTCGCCGTCATTTTCTGATGGGTTTCAAAGCTATCGAATGTTACCTCGACATACTGATATCCCGGCATATTATCGTACTGACACGCTTCTTTTTCTAAAATGGCACGATTCTTCGCCGTTACCAATTGATCGTTTATTTTCACCAAATTTCCCTCGAGGTCATAGTTTTTCGTCCATACTTTACTGTTTGGAGATAAGTTCCATCCCTTGGCAATGGAGGGATAAAGAGAAGAATAATCTACACAAGCCACCGGGTTTTCACCGTACATGGCGCATTTCGGGGGAAGCACAATGGCGCCTTCGTATCCGTCGTCGTTTTGCGTTTTTTCCAAATCGGGCATCAATGTTTGTTTTTCGCGACAGACTTTTGCCACATAACTCGTGAGTTTTATTCCTTGGCCTCGAAAAACCAAGAAATTGATAGGAACACTGCAAATCCTGGCCATTTCAATATATCCAGTCAGAATATCTACTTTAGTCATTAAGTGATGGACCAAGTTACAATCCTGGATACAGTATTTCGCAACGATCGCACGACTACTTGCCGATTCTTTTGACATTCGGAATATATCTTGCGGACTCACGTCGTCCTTTGCCATACCCCACTTGAGTGTCTTTTTAGTAGGTTCTAAATCAGAATGAACGCCATCGATGGTAATGACATTGTATTTTCCGGTTGGTAGATTTGGATCGTCGATGTCTGTAACCACCACGTCTCGTTCGATATTTTTAACTCGAAACTTCTTTCCAGATTGATAATAGTCGGTCGTGAAACTGGATATTTCCAAATGAATGAAATCATCGATGTGAAGACCGGATAGATTGTTACTGTACAGTTTGGTCTGCTGACCGTCGGCCGTATAGCTTATCCCTTTAATATCATCGCGGATCATGGTACCGGCGACATCGTCCAGTTTATACGAGGAAAGATTATAGTCTCGGCGAAAGTAAAACAAGAGATCTATTTGTAATCTTCCAGCGATGGCCGGATAATGTAAATCGTAGTCACCACTGGCCAATCTGTTTTGGGTAGACTCCAGTACCTTCTCGTCCGTTTCTTTGTCGATTTTATAACAAATACCTCCTTGCACCCGAGATAGTGCGCAAAATTCATCTACGATATCCAGTTCTTTCGAACGATGGAACATGAATTGATAATCAAACCCAAAAATATTGTACCCGATAATAATATCCGGATCTTCTTCTTGGATCAATTGCGTCCATTCCAACAAACAGGCCAATTCGGTTTTCACCGACACGATTTCTGCACCTTGTACTGGATCACATGTGCCGACGACGATGCAATGTTTTTTGTATGGTTCGGTTTGACCGTATTTCAAGAAAGAACTGCCAATGAAAGTTACGCTATCTCCTTCGAGCGGAGGGAATAGATCTGATTGGGTTAGTATAGAATTAAGAGTTTGGATTTTATCTTCTCGGCTGACTTCGTTTTCCAGTAGATACACGGAGATGATGTTTTTCTTTTGCGTCTCTGTCCCTTGAATATGGGAGGATTTGTTTCTTTTTTTCGGGGGCAAGTTAGTCAGTTCTTGCACCACGAAATGTGAGGTGGGAACTTCCTCTTGGTTCCCCGCAGCATCCTCTTCTTTCTCCATGGTTGCCAGGGATTCGAAAAGAGAGCTTATTTTGATCACATGTTCGTTCTTGTTTTCCTTGACAATATCTTCCAATGTGGTGTTTAATAATGTTTTCGTCCATTCCTTGACTTGATCTTTTGTCACGGGGGTTTTCGGATATACCAAATCAATGTTTTCTATTGTCGCCCCAAACCCGAATATCGCCAAAAGCGCTTTTTTCAACCATAGCTCTACCGCCTCTTTGCCCAATTTTTGTTTCGACATGCGGAGCTGAAGCGCATCTACGAATTGAGTGGCGGCGCGTTTATAATCCTTTATGGGCAAAGGAAAGTCGCCGTGACTACTACTCGCTTCAATATCTACACTGCAAATTTTATACGGAACGGGGGTTTCCTTATCTGGCAGCGCGATGATATCTCGAGTAGAGCAAATATACTCGTATGTACAAGAGGTCGTTTTCGTTTCCGGTGTATCTACATTATTATCATTTATAAACACCCATCCAGACGGACTGATATTTTGAATATGAAAATAACGCAACAAAGGAGGGATTTTACTTTCATAAACAGGAAGCGGATGGTGGTCTTGAGTAGTGGTTGTTATCATTTTGCGAAACTGATATAGTGCGCTCATATTACCGAAAGTACATTTTACAAAAGGAAAGTCTTTGTCTCCCGTGAAATCGTATAATTTTCGATGTCTTTCCATCACGCAAGAAAGACAATATTTCGCGGAATATCGGCATTTCTTTTTCGTTTCGGAAAACCAACCCATCACATTTTCCGCAGTCCAGTTGTCGGGGACTTTAACGTAAAAGAAAGGGTTGAAATCATCTACGAAAAACGCACATGTCTCGCCTATTTCATTAATCCCAAACATCTGAATACGAAAATGTCTCTGATGAGTCGTTTTTTGAGTAGTCTGGTCGATGCTTTCCGTTTCTGCATCAAACGTCTGAAAATCAAAGAGCCGAAACATCTTACCTTCTTCTTTTTCTGGTATCGATGGTCTGGATACGATTTTAAATTTCTTTCTCGGTTTCATCATTGCTGTTGTTTCTTTTGAAATATTCATTGTGTTCTGTTTAAATCAGTTTTTGTGTTTCGGAATTTCAATTTTTCATTATTTATTTATTTATTTATTATCTTGTCGCCTCATACTTTGAAAAGCGCATTGTGCACTTTTTCCACGGCAAACTCGTAGATAACTATTTCGCTGTCGGCACTAATCGCAGCATAAAGAGTATTGTTTCTTACCACGAGAGAAGTACATGTCTCTTCTGGTTTATTGATGGTCGTTTTCGTATTATTGAAAAGGAAATGTCCCGAAATACCGGATAATTTAAACCTCTCCGTGAGTGTTACCCATACAGAACATAAATATTTCTCATCTTTTTCTACTCGAATCGCAAGTAAATATTCTTTGAAATCGTCTAAAAACACACAGGAACCTCTTTTCACCACGAACGTCTCTTCGTTAAACACATGAACCATATGAATAATTTGATTCACACCAGATTCCATATTGAACGACATAATTTGGAATGGCGTGTAAGAATGGATGGCAAAGAGATTCGTTAAATTATACTTTAAAATGATTGGATTGAGAGATCCTGCCGTATCAAGTTCGGTCGTGGCATGAATGATATCGTTTTTGAAATGACACAAACAAATCTTGCTATCGGTTTCGCCATGAACCAATCCAATAAACATGTGATCATTTAGTAAAGAACATTTCTCAATCCCTCGCTCTTTTTCGCCGTGGTTGTTGTTCGCCGATTTCATCAATACATATTTGAGTATATTGAAATTCAAATCCAAATGCACGAAAAAAAGACTGTTATGGACGATTGTAGAATTCTGGTCAAGAAGTACCATGTCTTTTCTGGAAATGATCGCCAAATATTCGTTTTCGTTTTGCGGATTCGCGACAAAAGACATTTCGTGCCCATCGCAATCCACTTTATGGACGTCAACCAAATCTAATATTTTATTGCTCATGCTTCTAAATGCAATATATATAATTGCGTTTATTTTTATTGCGTAGCCTTCTAAAAAATGACTATCCTTTCCAGTTCATACAAACATTTCTGGGGTTTTCATATTTTGTTCATAAAATCCATTATATATACACCGTTACTAATATGAACATTACCATCACTCAAAACTTTTTTTAAAAATCCATTTTCATCTATATAATGGTTATAGACGTCAATAAATATGTATCCTTTTTGTTTGCATTTGTCTTTTAATGTCTCGTTAAAATAGAGGGTGTATTTTTTTCTTTCGTCATCCGTTCCCAGATATGGATATTCCGGATTTTCAGGAGTATTTTTTCTCTGAACGGGTGGAACCACGTTAAAAGCACATATATTTTTAAGTTTTATTTTTGAAATAGATACGTTTAACTCAATTGCTTCAAGATAATTTTCAACCAGATCGTTTATAATATCTTTATATGTTGTTGCTTCTGTTATATGTTTATGAATATGACATCTACAATCTATCTCACCAAAGGTAAAAACAATGGTGTCCCCATCTTTTATATGATAGTTTCGAATATCACATCGACCTAATTTTTCTTTCCCGAAAGTATAACACAAAACTGGTCCTAAATGATGATTTATTACTCCAGTCCAACCAGAATATGAATGACTATCTCCAATTGTGTGAATCGACATATAAAAAATCAATATTATCATAGATTTAAGTCCTTCTCTCAAAATATATATAAGTGTTCGATATATAATAACACCATGCTCAACAAGCACGTGATTTTATTAGAAACCGAACCAAATATATGGGTCGCCTATTCTGTTTCCAATACAGAAGCGAAAAAAATGTCGATGGCACATTTACCGCATCTCCATTATTATGTGTTTGAATGCAATCTTTTGCAACAGTTTCCCTATACCATGAAACTAAAATATCCCTTGAATCAATATTTTCGTAGCGGGGAGATTATCCTATATCGCGAAGAGCAGTTCGAAGGAAAAGAGCAATATTTGACTGTCCGGTATGATGACCCTGATCAAGATACTCATTTAGAAGTCTTACTTTCTCTCATTGCTGCTGAATAAGTACCTTGGAAATTGTAATAAAAGGGTGCTTATAATATATAGTATATAGTATATAGCTATATAACATAATATATGTTTCCGTGGAGCGAGTTTTTCATGGTTAATATTGGAGTATTTGGATGTTCGACGCTAACGGCGTATATAATATGTAATATCTACAATCAACCTTTCATCAACCCGAAGTACACCACCGATGTCATAACCACACGTATAAAAGATGGGACGACGACAATAGTCAGTGTATTGACAAAATCTTTTATAACAACTTCTTTTTTTATTGAGAAAATAGTGGCGGTACAAGATCATACCTGGTTGCAGACCGGAATGAACATTTGCACTTATACAGCATGCATAGAATTCTTATACTATGTCTATCACCGTGGCGTGCATTATTATCCTTATTTATATCAGCTTATCCATAAAAAACATCACGCCAATCACGATGTATATCCGTTTGATACGTTTTACTTGACTACCTTTGATTCCATTGGCCTCATTGTCTCTCTCGGCCTCCCGCTTACTTTTCTTCCTGTCTCGTATTTCGAACTAAACTCCGTATTATATATCTACTTAACCTCGTCTTATTTAGCTCATTCCAAGCTTTTCTATGATCATCACCACATACATCATTCACTAATAGAATACAATTACTGTATATTCTTACCTATTTTCGATATCCTTTTCAATACGTATCGATAACAATAAAATAGATTATTTATTTTCAATCTGCATCAAATTACGTCTGCTTATATTGGCTACGTAGACCGGAGGATTTCGTAGATAACCGATCTTATGGAATATAGACATCACTGCGGTAGAACCGAGTCCTTGAGAAAGTCGCGCAAGTGCGACCAGATCATTTTTCTTCTTGTCTATTTCCGCGATAATCATACCTTGTTCGGCGAGCACTTTATAGGTCGTATTTTCAGTCACACGAGAGATACATTCCGACACCGAACCGGGAACCAGATACGACGTCATCCAGTCCGTCATTGTATCTGGGTTCATACAGTGGTCTTTTATGTTCGCCATGATATTTTGTGTTGTGGTCTCACCCGTTTTCTTGAGCAGGTCAATAAGGATTCGTCCCTCTTCCTCTAAAATATTTTGTCCAAAACTCTGGAAATATTTCATCAAGAACATAAAAAAGCTAAGATTATTGTCTCTTCTGTTTGCTTCCAGTGCCTTTTTGAAACTGTCCATGATAATGTGTCCTTGACCAGTAAGTCCTAATGTATTGTCTAATTCTGTATAACGAACAAACACCAGATAGGCCAAATATATTGAAAACAAAAGCATCACGATGGAAGTAACCATTTGGAAGTCCATTACGTTGGATTTCATCTTGAATGATATTGCCATGAGTTCGTTGTCGTCGTCAACGTGGTCATCTACGCCGTCCGCATCAACTTCTTGTTTTTTTGATTTGGTCTTCTTCCCTCGCGTGGTTACCGTACCGCCGTATTTTATCGTAGGATGTCTATATAGTTCGCGAACGAGTTGTTTGAATTTACTGATTTTAATTTTATTTTTGGGAGGCATGATTTTATTGATGGTTTCGATCGACCTTTTCATGAACTCCTCCGATTCTTCTGAAAAAGTATATGATTTTGTTTCAGGTGGAGTCGTTAAGAATAATTCCAATGCTTGCTTGTAAGTCGTACAAACATCCCCATCATAGTCCATTACCTTTTGTTTCCTTGTCGTCGTCTTTCTTGTTTTTTTCGACTTGGATTTCTTCTTCGGCATTATTATTTATATATTTATACGAGAAATTAATCAAGTATACCTAAATCGAACAACAACATAAACTTATGGGTAAAAACAATATTAAATAATAGATCGTTATCCAATGATATGGATTTTATAGAAGACAATAATCGTGGCCTACTTTTGAAACGCAATGTCGATATTTTCGGTTGTCATTCTAGTATGCGCGATATTATAGAGGGGTATATCGAAAAAGAAGAGACAGAAGATGATGCCTTTTACATTGTCGATTTGGGCGAATTGACCAGATCATATATGCGATGGACCAGACTGTTGCCAAACGTGAAACCTTTTTACGCGATTAAATGCAATCCAAATCCACTCATGTTAGAAGCATTGTCTCAACTTGGATGCAACTTTGATTGTGCAAGTGAAGATGAAATCCGAAAAGTACTCGAAATAACGTCTGATCCAAATCGAATTCTGTTTGCGAATCCCTGTAAAGTACCATCTCACATTCGATATGCGCAACAGAATCACGTGATGGTGATGACATTTGATTGTGTAGAGGAACTCCATAAAATAAAACTATACCATCCCCACAGCAAGCTTATCATGCGATTGGCCGTAGATGATAGTCAAAGTATTTGTAAATTCAATATCAAATTCGGGTGTTATGAACACGAAATGGAAGAACTGATAAGACTTACAAGACTACTACAATTAGACCTCGTCGGGTTTTCGTTTCATGTGGGAAGCGGATGTTCTTCTGCCGAGGTGTATTATGACGCGATTCGATGTTGTCGTATAGCAACCGACATTGCGACCGAGCTAGGTATTCCTATTTCTATCATTGATTTAGGTGGTGGATTCCCCGGGAAAACCAAAGAGGTCGGATTTGAAGAAATCGCACAACGTATAAATGAAGGGTTGAGCGATTTTTTCCATGAAGAAATAGTGGATGATATTATTGAAATTATCGCCGAACCAGGGAGATATTTCGCGGAGCGAACTCATACATTAGTGCTAAACGTCATCGGGAAAAAAGAAATGATTATAGATGGAGAAAAGACGTTCAGATATTACTTGAATGACGGGATATATGGTCCGTTCAATTGTATTTACTTTGATCATGCGGATCCTGTACTCATTCCGTTAAACCAAGAAGGCGACGATGTAACACTATATGAAACGACTGTGTTCGGGCCGACATGTGATAGTGTGGATAAAATCGCCGAATGCGTTTTGTTACCCGAACTGTTTATCGGTGAGTGGGTTTACGTGAGAGACTTTGGTGCATACACGGTCGCATCGAGCTCTGCATTTAATGGATTCAAAACGCAAGATTTCAAATACATTTTCAGAGGAAAAAACTAAACGTTATTTTATTTTACTTAATGAACAATTAAAATGAAATCTAAAACCCCATATCGTACTCGTCCATTTGACAAACGCTCTTTACCGCAGGTGTATTGGCCAGTTTATTATCAATCACCACGGATTCGATCGAACAAATATTGTTTTTACTGGCATGTTTCTTTGCCATAAACGAATTCTCCACGCTCTTATCGTAATCCACGTTATTCACTTTTTGTGGGCTGTCGTTGTTTTTCTCCATAGATTGAAGATCCAGTAATAGATTAAATGCCCCTGTACCAAAATATCCGAATTGTCCAGTCATGACATTCGATGAAACGCCGCGCATATTATCGAGATGTCCATGTCTTGCTGCATTCAAGAACATCTCCGTGTGCATTTCGAACGTCGCCTTTGCTATAGGTCCGATTGTATCTTTCAAAATCCCGGATCTATACACCGCAACCAAATCTTTACCGTTATAGGTCATGCGATCACACAATACACTCAAATGATGGTAATTGACATATACGTCACTGTGTTCCATCACGTCGGAGAATTCCGTCAGAATGGCCTGTCTGGCGGCTTCGATTCCCAGTGTCCTATATACTTCCTGGATATCGTTGCTATATGTTTTCGGTGCATCGATAAAACTCAACCCCAATACCTGTAGGAAATTCGTTCCGGTTGTATCCAATACCCAAGTATCTTTACGAACATATTTCCCGTCTTCTTTGACCACGCTGTTCGGGACTTTTCTCGGAAGAACTTTCGAAATACCATCGACCCCTCTTAGAATCGTCTTCTTCAACAATGTCTCTTGGAAATTCTTCAACATGTAGATTTCATCCGCACTGTCGATGGGGGTCGCTTCGGTTTTCTTATTGTTCGGTTTCATCAACCGTATTCGGAAAACCAACTTGTTGTCGTTGTAATCCGAATAAATACATGATATTTTATTTGCAAACGCATACCCTTCATTCATCGCGAAATACACGTCGTCCATACGGATGTTTTTATCGAGCATCAGATCCGCGTTCATTTCCATACGGATTATCCACTTGGACTTCACCAAATCTTCTTTGAATTCGATCTGGGTGAATTCTTGGACTAATCGTTCATATTCGAAATAATCTTCCAACATCGATCGGTCTTCCTCGATAACGGTATGTTCGTCGTACGGGTCGAAATAGATCTTCACATTTTTGACAATATCCTGTAATCGGGTATGTTCAATCATCGTGGCGTATTTCATGGCCCTGTCTTGATTCAACGAGTCCAGCGGTTTCAGGCAAATCGTGAGCGACGGGTTTTTCGGATTTTTCGTCAATCTCAAGATTTCCTCAATTCGCGGAACTCCACGCGTCACATTCGATTTGGACGCCACACCGACATTATGAAAAGTGTTGAGTGTGAGTTGGGTAGTAGGTTCGCCTACAGATTGAGCCGCAATGACCCCCACCATTTCTCCAGGATGCACAATGGCTTGTTTGAATTTGAGATATATCATATCGAGTAGTACATGGAGTGCCTTTTTGTTGTATCGACGTTTCATCAGCAACTCTTTGGGAGAAAGATAGAATTCGTACAAGATCTTGAACAATGGATTTTCCTGGACGAAATAACAGTAATCCATCATGCGTTTCCAGTTCTCGTCAATAAGTTGAAATGCTTCCATAGGAGTGATATCTACGGCAAACGTCTCATCGATTTCCAATTGTCCTTGTACGTTCTTGACCAATTGACCGATATTCACCGGCAGACGAACCACGTTGTCGTTTCGATATTGAAACACTTGTTCGACCAGGTATTTCCGATTGAGAATCATACGGTCAATCAAATCACGGACCTTGATTCGAGTAGAAACACGTTGTTTGGTCAATCGAGTAATGGTTGCCTTGGTGAATACATTCATGAGTTCATGTTTCTTGGCATCTGCCTCTTGTAACCCTATAATATCGTAATGCATGTAGATATCCTCGATACTCATTTCCACCAATGGAATATTCTGATTCTCCACTTTGATGGAGTCAAAATTATCATCCCCATAAGAGAACTGGACGATTTTTCCCATATGATTTCTTGCCGTCAAGTCGTAACAAATAGTAATATCTTCCAGTGATTTCACGATTCGTCGTTGGATATATCCAGTCTCTGATGTTTTCACTGCCGTATCAATTAACCCAATACGCCCAGCCATCGCATGGAAGAACATTTCATGAGGCGATAGACCACTGATGAATGAATTCTCAATAAACCCTCGGGCATTCGGAGAATCGTCGTATTTACTGAAATGCGGTAGAGTTCTGTGCTCGAAACCATAGGGTACTCTTTTGCCCTCCACACTCTGCTGACCCAAACACGACAACATTTGTGAAATATTAATCGGCGAGCCTTTCGAGCCGGAATTCACAATCATCAGGAAACGATTTTGTTTGCTGAGACTATTACGGCCAATTTTACCGGCTTGTTCGGTGGCTTTGTTCAGAATATTATTCACGCGCAGTTCGAAATCTGTCGCGTGGTTGTTTGCGCTTTTATTTTCATAGATTCCCAAATGCAATTCCTGAATCAAATCCTGTACGTCTTGTTTTTGTTTATTGACGACCTGGGTGATTTCCTGTTTGGTTTTTTTATTCGCAATCAGATCACTTATCCCCACACTGAATGAGCTGGTCCGCATATACTCGGTAATAATATTCTGGAGATCGTCGATGAATTGCACACACATCGGATTGCTGAAATCGTTGGTGATTCTATGGAGGATCCCTTTACTCGGCGATGCCATAATGGATTTTTCTATCTGCCCACCGATATACTGACCATTCTTGATGGTGACGGTATTGTTTTTATTGTACTCGGCGTCTTTATCTGCATCGAACAGTTTTGTTTTCTGTTTCATGGAAACCGGTGGGAAAATATGCGACAGAATTTCGAAACTGGTATATGTTTTGTTCTTTTCGACGAATTTTGTGCCATCTACGCGCTTACACATCATCAACAGATTCATCGCATCTTTACTATTTATCTTAATGTTGTTGCGTGTAAATCGGAAACAACCGAGCAACGAGTCTTGAAAGATACCGATGATCGGAGCGTTTTTCGACGGACTTACGATCTGATAAGTAACCGCGGGGAGTAACATGAGTTCTGTTTCTGCGGAAATACTTTGAGGCATGTGCATATTCATTTCATCTCCGTCAAAGTCTGCATTATACGGATTGGTCACGCCGACATTGAATCGAAACGTATCTCCTTTCTTCATCACTTTGACTTCGTGACACATCATGCTCATTTTATGCAAACTGGGTTGACGATTGAAAAGGACATAATCTCCATCCATCATATGCCGATGGACTTTATCGCCGGATTCCAGAACAATACTATCGCGATCTACATATCTCAACGAAATATTATCTCCATTCTTCCGTTCCAGCCGATTCGCACCGGGATACCCATCTGGACCATTCTGGATGAGTTTCATCAAATAGTTACGATTACGGTCATTCACTGTTACTGGTTTCGTGATATTTTTCGCGATTTTCATCGGAACACCTAATTGCGTAATCGACAGATTCGGGTCGCCGGTGATAACGGATCGGGCGCTGAAATCTACTCTTTTCCCCATTAGATTTCCTCTGATCCGTCCATACTTTGTATTTAACCTCGAACTAATACACTGAAAAGTTCTTCCAGAATTCTGTCCGAGTGGGCTGGTCCCACTGGCTTTATTATTGGCTATCATCGTCACAAAATATTGGAGTAATTGGTAATTCTTTTCGATTAGTTTCGGGGAGCCGTTCGTGGCAATCGCCTCTTTGATCATATTGTTGTATTTCAAGATATTCATGTAAATATGTGTCAAGTCGTCCTCGCTTCTTTGTTGCGCATCGTGTTTCACTGAAGGTCGTACTGCGGGAGGTGGAACCGGAAGAGCGTAACAAATCATCCATTCTGGTCGTGACCATATGGGGCTGAATCCCATAAACTGAACGTCCTCGTCTGAGATTCGTTTGAACATTTTATAGATTTTCTCGGGAGGTAGATTCTGCGTCACGGTGGTCTCTTCCTCTGCCCCGTCCACCCGGATTTTCTCCCAAACCGCGGTAACACTAGCGAATCCCTCCAGTTTCAACTTATCTGGCTGTTTGCATCCACATCCATCCTCAGTATCTTCACCACAGCGTTTCGTATGAATATTCCCCAGAACTTGCCATCTTTCTTCTGGTGGAAGGACCAATAAGTGTTTGTATTTGTTTTTATTAATCAAAAGTTTGCTGCATTTATAGCAGGTAACTTTGCAAATCTTGATAATATCCTTTATATGCTGCACGAAAAAGACCGGCATAGCCAACTCCATATGCCCAAAATATCCGGGTGTGTCCATATAGGTGAGTCCGTCCGTGGGACAAAATACGCCTTTTTCGAGCACGCCCATTTTGGCGTCAAATAATCCGCCGATCGAATCGCGCGAAACGATCTCCACGACCGAGTTTTTGCGGATTTCTTCAGGAGATAGCATACTGAATTGAATCCCGATGATTTTCGACGGATTTTCGTAATCATTCGTCTGAATGCGTTTCATAATGTTCGATCTATAATATATACTATATTTTATTTATATTGATTCAAATTCAATTTTTCACTAAAACAAAGAGATAAGAAAAGAGCATAAAATTGAATTCGTTTGTTTTAGCTTTTTGTACATATACAATATAATCAACCATGAAGAACGTAATGTCCAAGTTTGAAGAGAAGAAGACGAAGAATCACGCTGTTGAAAAGAAACATTCCAAGAAGCGAGTGGAGGAATCTTCTTCTGATGAAGATTTTGAGACGGTGAGTGATTCCGGCGAATCCTCTTGTGAGGATGATGACGATGACGAACAAGAAGAAGAAGAATCGGAAGAGTCTGTGAATGACAATAAGAAAAAACTTCGTCAAGATAAAAAGAAGGAACACGCGGATGACGAAAAACTCGGTCGAAGTCTCTTTAAGCTATTGAAGAAAAAGGCCATGGAAATCGTGGAAAAAGAGGGCAAAAAAAATGACAAGAAAAAGAGTAAAGTATCATCATCACCTGATGTAAAAAAAAAGAAGCGTATATTCAAGCCGCAGCAGAAGCATACCTGCCGACACAAACATCGAGACTATGATGACGATGACGATGGCTACGATGACGATGACGATGACGATGACGACTACGAGGATGACGAGGACGAAGAATATGATGAGGAAGAAGACGAAGATTATGAGGACGAGGATGAGGATGAGGATGAGGAAGACGAGGATGAGGAAGACGAGTATGACGAAGAAGAAGAAGAAGGAATTCCAATTGAACAGCTTGCTGGACAAGGTATTATTCTATCTTTCGATGGATTCGGAGGAGGAGGAGTAGGCGGGTCTTCGTTACGAAACGATGAAACCGATTATAAACAAATGATTAAAGAAGACAAACATGAGAAATGCAATAGTGACGACGAAGAGATGTTTATGAAAGAGTCTTATACGCATATTGCTCTACCTGAAACACCGCAAACGAGTCCAAACACGACCGCGAAACATCACGAGAAAAAGAGAAGACACGGTGGTGGGGGGAAGAAAAGTGCCCAGAAAAAAAAAACGAAAAAGAACACCGTCGAGGAAGAAGAAGAAGAGAAGAAAGAAGAGGCTGAGCCGTCTATTGATGACCAGTACAAGGAATTCGTGAATTTACGTCGAGACCTTATTGAACAGCTCGCGAAGCAGCCGAAGAGTAAGATTCTTCGAAACGCGATCAAAGAGTGCAAGAAATCGATATCTGAGTTGATCCGAAAGGAGAGAAACAAGAATGCGCACAATTACTATCGACTGGTCCATAAAGATCAAAAGGACAAGAAAAACATGAACGAAATCTCCTATTTCAAAAAGAATCTCTCACACAAGGAGCAAATGCGAGTGATGAAAGATCTGAAGGAAATCAATGCGTTGTCAAACATTGACAAGCCATACAGATTATCTCTACTCGAATCGAACATTCCTCCGAAGTTCAAGGCCATCGCATTACAGAAACTTCAAGTGCTCAACTCGATGAGTCCAAGCGATTCTGAGTACTACAAAATGAAGAATTGGGTAGATGGGTTTATGCGCGTTCCCTTTGGGCTGTACAAACATTTGGATGTGAAATTAGAAGACGGAACAGAGACGTGCAGTGCATTCTTGAAAAATGCCAAGAACACACTCGATAATTGCACGTACGGATTGAATGACGCGAAATTACAAATCCTGCAAATGATGGGGCAATGGATTGCCAACAAGGACGCTCTGGGAACCGCCATTGCCATCAAAGGTCCGCCAGGTACAGGAAAAACAACCTTGGTCAAGGAAGGGATCAGTAAAATATTAGGTCGAGATTTCGCGTTTATTGCATTAGGTGGGACAAGTGACGCGAGTTTCTTGGAAGGACACTCTTATACATACGAAGGGAGTGCATGGGGAAAAATCGTTTCTATCCTGATGGAGTCGAAGTGTATGAATCCGGTGATCTACTTTGACGAATTGGATAAGATCAGCGACACGCCAAAGGGAGAGGAAATCACGAGTATCCTTACGCATTTGACGGACACGAGTCAGAATAACCAGTTCAGCGACAAGTACTTTTCGGAGGTAAACTTCGATTTGAGCAAATGTCTGTTCATATTCTCGTATAATGACGAGTCGAAAGTGAATCCGATCTTGAAAGACCGCATGTATCGTATCCAGACAAACGGCTATGAATCCAAGGAGAAAATCATTATTGCACGGAAACATATCCTGCCTAAAATCCGAGAACAGATCAATTTCAAGGAGGGAGACATTGTTATACCCGATGAGACTTTACAGTACATAATCACTCAGAAACAGTTTTGCAAAGATGAACAAGGCGTTCGAAACTTGAAACGGTGCCTGGAGATCATACACACGAAACTGAATCTATTCCGACTGGTAAATAAGGACGAGAAGCTGTTTGAAAAGGATATCGCGATCGACGTGTCCTTTCCCTTCACGGTGGAGAAAAAGCATGTAGATATATTAATCAAGACCGACGATCCGTTGAATCAGAGCATGTTGTCCATGTATATGTAATGTAATTCATGTGTTTTTACACCTTAACAACAAACTCTTTTTTATTTATTTAGCGGAAATAACTGATATTATTTTCGAGAGTATATTATAGAATGACACAGGGTGGAAGTAGAAGTCTCGATGATCCTGAAATATACCTGGAGCTAATTTATGATAAAGTAAATGCGAAACCTTATAGAATGTCACATGTCCAAGCCATTCGTTATTTGATCCATTTCCTTAGTAGGGATGGGATCGCCGATATACTCGAAGACCATAAAGCTATTATAAATAAATTCGACGCGAGTGATTTTGATGATATCGTAAAAACACTCAATGAGAATACACTTTGGAGGATGTTTGCATGTGATATGTTGAGATGGCTTATACTCGATTATAGTACTGACTTAGTAAATAGTATTCTTAAGATTCTTATGGAAGCGATTTCGTCTCCGAATTTTTTCTCGACGGTTGTCTCTCCTCCATTCAAGAACAACGGATTACTTTTGATCATCCTTTTTCTTTGCAAAAAAATAAAGGCGTTGTCGTCGGGAAGACAGAGTCCTAAAAATGTCGATTTGTGCAATTTCCTTCGGCTTATTCTGAAGGTAGTGATGTTTTATTTCGAGCCAATCCATAAAGATATTATTTCCGAGGAACATATGGGTATTCTCTTACAGTATAAAGAAACCATAATGTGTGTGTTGAAATATTGTATAACGAATAATACCACGACCAGCATGGTCACAAAAGATTTACTCATTAAATTTATGGACGAAATGAAATTCGATTGGGCGAAGGTGTTAAGAAGTAATATGTTTCTGTCTTTAGATGTCGCGAAAAGTTGTGCGACGGTGTTTGCACACGAATCTGCCGTTAAAATTACGGCGATGTCAATCGCCACTGCTAAAAATACGGCATTGGCAGTTAGAAAACAGACATCAAAGTCAATCGTGGCAGCTAAAAATAGAACAAGGAAGATATTACGTAATTTAATCGGGTTAAGGTCCAAATCAAAGTGAGTCGATAATGAAAGGCCGATACAAATGAAAGGCCGATACAAATGAAAGGCCGATACAAATGAAAGGCCGATACAAAATTGACATTCTTTCAAAATAGTACATGCGCACAAAAATCTTAAAATTCAATCATGTCACAACCACTAAAAACAAAAAGAAGTCGCATCTTACGTGAGGAGCGGATACTGGATGCTTTAACATTCGCACTCGCCGATGGAGTGATTTCAAACGTAGAGGAGCGTGCGTTGTGGAAATCGATCACGTACTTGATGCATGATAAGTCGCGAGTGCAAAAGCTTAAATATATATTACAGAAGAAGTTCGGGACGATTCGAGAGAAGCAGCTGTTGGAAATAATGTTAAGATACACGAAACGAGTAGATACCTTGAATAGAATGAAGCATGCGATACAATAAGTGGAAACATAACTATTCATAAAATCATTTATAGATAAAATCATTTTATGAATAAATACGGATGAATATCGTACCACATGTCTTAAAATTAGAAAATGTATTTTATTCAGACAACACATTTTGGTTAAGTAGAGAACCACCCGACATCACTTCTTTTTTAGATAACTTTAAAATAGGAGAAAAAGAAATCACCGACGCAACAACAAAAATAGAAAATATGTTTGTCATGAATACGATTCATAGTTGTTTTGCACACGCAGTAATGGACGCAACGTTCCCTTATTTCTGGGCTATGAATGACGTTCGAGACTATGAACAAAAAAAAATAGAGTTTCAATTATTTGTTCGTCGAAAAGAAGTTCTGCTCTTTTCGCAACAAAATTTACCTATAATAGATTCAGACAACAAACGATATAAAAACGCGTGGAACACATTAGTCGAAACGTTAACTTCGCAACCAGTCCTTTTTGAGCATTTATTGGGCCATGAAGAAATGTTCTTTATAAAAACTTGTTATGTGTATGTGAAAGACGACAATCATCAACGAAGTGCCTGGAATTGTATTACAAATTATCCAGACGTGCATGTACAACCAAAAGACGTGTTATTTTCTGATGAAATGATTCAGAAGCAATTAAAACATTTTGCAAAGAACGTTACGTCGTGTTTAAGTGATCCTAATTTTACTCCAGCAAAAACCAATATTATAGTGATTAACCGTAAAACATCCTACCGGAATATCAATGATCAAACAGATACCATATGTAAAATTATTCAACGAAAATGCGCATCCTTATTAATGCATAAAAAATATCGATTTCATGGGATTGTTTTCTTGGAAGATTTAAGCTTAGCCGAACAAATCTCTATATTTCAAACCAATGATGTGATTATTGCTCCTCATGGCGCGAATTTGATACATTCTGTTTGGTTTCCTAATAAAACCATTATTGAAATTTTTTTTGAAGAAAGAAACAATATCATGTACAAACGTGTTTGTGATTTAGTAGGAAGTGACATTATTCAAATTCATCATTCCAATATATGTACTTTTTTAGAAGACCAGTTTTAAGTTCGTTCGTTCGTTATTCAATCGCTTTACTGGCTAATCTATCGGCATGATTATTCCCGACCGAATGAACATCTGTCTGATTCGTGTGTGCTTTTATATGTATAAATGTAACGTTTTGCCTATCTTTATACATATTATATACGGTTCTAACCAATTCTTTGTTTGGGATATCTACGTTCCAGTTTTTTTTACTGCATTTTTCTCCGTAAGAAGAAACACATTTGATGGCGTATTCAGAATCGCTCACAATGGCAATTTTTTTCCCACGGAGAACATCTGTTTCTATTATAGAATAGGTCTCAATAATCGCACTCAATTCGGCGGTATTATTCGTTTGTTTTCCTGTTATTGTTTTGGATACATTACGTGTATCGCCAACACCGAAAAAGATGCCGATACCTGCGACTGCAGTATCTTGTCCGTTTTTCGAACATCCACCATCCGTGTAGACGTAATAGTCTATAACGGCGACCTCTTCTTTTTCTTCCTCTTGTTTTCGATGTGTTTGCATAAACAGTTCGGCTTCTTCCATGGTATCGAATTTTTTATAGATGGCATGTTTGAATCCTTTTACGGAATGGCTACAATCGGTCCAATTGGAAAATATTTGAATATTTCTTCCATTCGCAACCGCATAGAACACCATTATTGAATAACACGCATACTACGTTTATTATCTTTTTGATGGCGAAATATATTAAACCCAGAAGGAGATAAACATGTACTCATGCCAACTACTACTACTGTAGCCGTCGCTTATTTTGGAATGACCAGATCTACGCGGTTTGTATATGAATCGCATCATAAAAAGTTGTTTGAGGTACTGAGAGATAACGATATCGTGTTTGACGCGTATATCCACAGTTGGAAAACAGATAAAAATGTGGTATGGTTCGACGACATCAATATTCCGAACGATTATGAGGAATATACATTATTAAATCCGACTGGATATCAATTGGACGACCAAGAGGAATTCTTGAAAACGATAAACATGGACGATTACTTTAAGAAAGAGTTATATGCACAACATGGTGGAGATTCGCCGCATGAGTGGCATCCCCAGCTCATTCAAAATCACATTTGTGCTTTAGAAAGCCAAAAACGGGTAACCGAGATGTGCGAAAAAGCGAATGTGAAATACGATTATATCATATATATTCGTCCAGATGTACAAATTCACGACCCTTTTCCGGTTGAATGTTTGAATTCTATGAAAGAAGACGAGATCGCAATACTTAACAAGGATCATTTTGAGGGATATAATGATAAATTTGCGGTGGTCCCTTTCCAGAGTTGCGGAAGATATGGAAAACGTATAGAGGAGATGAAAGAATTCCGAACGTCTCAGGGGAGAATAACCTCGGAGAAATGCGTGAAATACATCATTGACAAGTACTATAAAAAAGTTCATTTTATCTCGTTTGATTTCGATATTGTTAGACCGCATCAAAAATAAGAAAAGTATATGGTATTGATGTTTATGTGATAATATAATCATCAATAAGAACCACTTCCTCCGTTAAGAACCACTTCCTCCGTTAAGAACCACTTCCTCCATTAAGAACCACTTCCTCCGTTAAGAACCATCATATCCACGTCGTTTTTCAATTGTTTCATAAGTTCTTTGTCGTCTGACTCAAATTTCGATTGAAACCCCTCGAAGTTCTGTTGCTTTAACATCGCGAATTTCTCTTTGTTTTCGGTATTCTTTTCATCTAACATATTGTATCCATTGATCACCATCGTCTCAATCGCGTCTTTGCGATCTACCGTTCTCCATTTCTTGTTGGTGCCCATTACAGAAGCATATGGTAGTTTCTTGTTACTGATTTTAATGTTATGATTCTCTGGATGATTGGGGTCAAAGTGGATTTTTTCCAGTAATGACGGAATCGATTTATACACACGACCTATGCACGCCAGGATTGCTTTGTCGTCGAGATAATCGGTATTTTCGTTACCGAAAGCATTTATATTTATGGTTATATTTTGTTGTGTCTCAATATTATTCGTGTTATTGCAATTCGTAGAGGGGGTGTTATGTTTGTCCATAAGAAGAGATATTTGCGTTCTAAGCTCTTCTACTTCTTTCAACGCTTCTTCTCGTTCTTTCGTGGCTTCTTCTCGTTCTTTCAACGTTTCTTCTCGTTCCAGCTGACGTTGTCTACGCTCTTCCTGAACGGTATTCTGAAGTTCTTCAAGACGGTCGGCTATTGACGTAACCGGCACTGCGCACGTCATCTTGTGCACGTGCAAGCTTTGTCGATGTGAATATGTATTCCCGCAATTACACTTATACTTTGCATTTGGATTTGCTGTACCATTTACGCGGTGCGTATGTCGTTTGCCTTTCGTATGTTGGTGCAACCCTTTCATGGTTGCGAATTCAACATTACAAGAATTACATCGAATCATGTTATATATAAGTATCAAGGAAATAATGTTTATATTCTACTGATTTAAGTCAATATATTAGAACAACATAGTATGGGTTTCCATTCTCTATATCCAAGTATCCTGACTAAATGAAGTGTGTTCAAAAATATAAAGTTTGCGTCAATATTTTTAGACCTGACGTTTTTTATCCTAAATTTTGTGTTTGGTATTTTTCGTAAAAAGGTGAATATTTGTTCCATGAGATCGGTTGCGGATTAGAAATATTGACGCGTATCAGGTTTCACATGACGGTCTTACTATGTGGTTGTTTTTTCTTGTTATATTTTACAGAGATTGTTACTGTGAATAGGTTGGAAATTTGGAAGCATGGTGTAAGTATTGTAAGGTATTTTTGTAGAAATCTGGGAGGAG